CCCGCCTCGATGCCCCGGCCCGCCTCGATGCCCCTGCCCGCCTCGATGCCCCTGCCCGCCTCGATGCCCTCGCCCGCCTCGATGCCCTCGCCCGCCTCGATGCCCCAGCCCGCCTTGATGCCCCTGCCCGCCTCGATGCCCCTGCCCGCCTTGATGCCCCTGCCCGCCTCGATGCCCTCGCCCGCCTCGATGCCCTCGCCCGCCTCGATGCCCTCGCCCGCCTCGATGCCCTCGCCCGCCTCGATGCCCTCGCTTACATACAACCATTTGCCGCCGAGCTGTATATCCAGCGAACCATCGACGACAAGCGACCCCTCCAGCTTGTACGCATATCCGATGTCAACCAAGCCCGGGTATTCCGGGGTGATTTTTGTGACGGTGGATTTTGAGTCGCTCATTTGTCCTCCTGTAATTTTGAAGCATCCTCAAAATCCTGTATTGTGATGATCCTTTTCTTATAATCTTGCGTCCTCAGGTCAAACATCAACAAGTTGACCCTTCCATGTTTCCTAATAAGTTCCACGCAAGCCGCGATATTAAGCACTATGCTCCCCGACAACAACAGCCAATCTTCTGAACAACTGTCGTGCAACTTTTCGACCATGTTCTGCACGACCCTGTCGGTCGAGAACACGTTTGCGTTTCCCACCGTGAGATTCTTCATGTCTCCGTACTCGGAGGCGGCGTCATACTTGTGACCGCCTGCGTTAACCACCCATACGACTGGCATTATTCCAGAGCTCCTTTCAACGATGATGGATCCGTGAACATCTCCGCCAAGTTTTTCTTGGCCTTAAGAGCCGCAATCACAGTCCAGTCTATCGTGCCTCTTGCCACCAGATCTACGTACACAACCGACCTCTTCTGCCCTATCCTGTGCAGACGGTCTTCCGCCTGTATGCGGTTGCCGAACGAATAATCATTGGAGTAGAACACGCATATGTTCGAGGCAGTCATGTCCAGACCCATCCCCCCGACCTGTGGCTGACTGACTAGTACCGCCACCATTCTTTTTTGGAACCAGTCCACCATGCGGGACCTCTCGCTGACGGAGGCGTCTCCCGTCAGACATTCATGGAATATCTTGTTCTCATCCAGCATCTTGTTTATCATGTGCGCTTCGCGCCTGAACCTGCACCATACCACGACTGGATTGATGTAAAGACCTTCCGAATCAGTTTGTGTCGCGCCCACGTTCTCAAGAAGATCCTTCAGCGCGTCGAGTTTAGGGTTCTCCTTGAAGTCATAAGGCACCGGCTCGTTATGGTTCTTCTCGTCGGTGTACATGAATCCCCCGCAAATCTCGGATAGTTTCATCAATCTTGCGACCGCCACCTCGACCGAAGAAATCGTCCCGTCAGAAAGTTCCGACACCAAAGTGTTCTTCATCTGCTTATACGCCTGTTTTTGGTGGTCGGACAGGTCAATGCGCCTTATCTCGTACACTTTATCAGGAAGATCCAGACAGTCTTTCTTCAACACCCGAAACACATTGTCCTTCACAAGAGGGTCAATCATCTCAAGGTTCTTCCATGCAACTATCTTCCTGAATAGCCCCCGCATTTCCATCACCGCATGGCGATCGCGGAAAGCCCAATAGTTGACCTTCAATATATTGGGGTTCAAGAAGTTCATCTGGTTCCATAGGTCCAGCGGGTTGTTAGTCACTGGGCATCCTGACATTATTATCCTGTTAGGTATCAACCTGCCTAATGCGATGCACCCCCTTGACTGCTTGCTTGTGCGGTTCTTGATCTTGACGGACTCGTCTAAGACCATCAACTTAAAGTAATCTTTGCGTACCAAGGCCTTCGCCATGCGCCACAACATCTCATAGTTGATGACATAAAAATTCATCGACAGATCCAACTTCTCTCCACGCTTGATGACCTGTCCTTTTAATTCGGGGTGGTGCAACATCGCCTCCCCTATCCACTTGTCCAATATGGATAGAGGAGCCACTATCAACGCCGGTCTTAAGTCCGGCCGGGACGCGATCAAATCCAGAACGACTTTCGTCTTTCCGGTACCCATCTCCATAAACAAACCAGAACTGATGGCCCGATTAGATCCATCGTCCAAGAACTTGAGAGCTTCGTTCTGGTGCTTATATGAGACAGTCATGACCGCGTCCCGACCATGGACTTATGCCTGCGGAGCCGCTACCGCGGGTGTCGCGGGCGGCACTGCAGGGGCATCCGCGGGCTTCGACGCCTTTGGCTTCGACGCCTTTGGCTTCGACGCCTTGGGTTTGCGGGCCTTGCGCTCCGCTTTTGGGGCGTGTTTCCCGGTGAACTGGAGTATGTACCACTTAAAGTGGTTCTCGTCCAGTTTAGTCTTGGGGTTGACTTCTTTCGCCAACTCAAGACCCCGCTCAAACTTCGGGTTGTCAACCGAAGTTATGTACTTCCTGAGCACACCGGCCACGGTCCCTTTACGATCCTTCTTTACTTTTCCTTTAGCCATGATCTCGCACCTCCTTTCATTGAAGAATTGTTCGCAGGAAGGATCCTGCTCCAACAGATAGTCGTCTTTGACCTCACAGTTCTGCTCTCCATATCCGGACACCAATATGGATAGAGTGGTCTTCTTCATCACAGGATTTTGTACCAAGACCTTCACGACGTCGCCTTTTTGGGTCTTGCAAAATGTTCCAACCGGGATATTGCTCGCGAACTCGAGTTTCATTTTTTGCTCCTTTCATTTATGCGAATTTTATTTCCATGTAGAATATAGCAGAACGGATATCGTATTACAAGCTTTATTTTTACGGTTAAAAGAATCAATTGTCCCTCGGCGTCCGGTATATGCTTTTTCCGTCGGAAGAAAACATCCCCTGCGTGCGGATCTCAAGCGTCAATTCCTCTCCCGCGTCTATTATGGAAGATATGGGTTTAGAACTAACGTTGCAACGGATGTCCACGAACCCCGTCAGACCCGGCAGGTCATTGATCTGATGAAAATCATACAACCCTTTTCTTAATATGGATTCCACGGTGCCAAACAGCGAGTTTAAGAACTTTTCCTGGTCGGGATTTAACATTACATCCTCAAGAGCTCTGCGTGGCTGGAATCCCGCACCGTTTTGAGTTTCATGGTCTTGCCCTGCGACGCCTGCTGAACGGCCTCGCGCCAGGTCTGGCAGTCTTTGCCGTCGGAGTTTAGTATTATCGCCGCGCTTGACACGACCAGATGCCCCTCGATGCGGGTGTTGGACAGGCGCTTCAATGCTTCCTCTCCGTATCCAATGAGGACTGACGGGGCGGCCGCACTCTCGCCGCTTGTGCCGTCGGGTTTGCAGAACTTCATCCGCCCCTTGATGAAAAGGATGCCGGAGTAATGCGGAAATACGCTGTCGAAAAATGCGCGGGTTTCGGTTCTGGCGTATGTCAAGGCGATGCCCCGCTGATGTCTGGCAAGTTTCGCCAGCCATGTGCCCGTGTTCGGGCCATAGGGCGGATTTAGCCACACGAACGCACCGCTAGCCCAATTATGGGCCAGTCCGTCGTCCGGCAAGGTGATGTGGTTGGTCGCTGTCGGCCATGGGCGTGGCTCCGGGGCCGCGCACGGGTCAAGGTCAAAAGGCCCAAGCGCGTCAATGACGTACTTCGGCGTCAGCCATGTGTTCGTCGCGCCCTGATGCGGCGACTCGTGCGTGAAACCCTTGCCGCTTATTTCGTTAGTCATCTCACGCCTCCTTTTACATTTTCGGTTTTGCTTTCATCTATTGTTATAAACATTTGTCTATGATCACCCGCGTCACGCGGTCCTTCAGGCCCAACAGGTCGCTCGACCCGCGGTCAGAGCGCCGGTGCATCAGCAAGAAGCACGGACACCATCCTGCCGTCACACCCACGCGACCACGTCGCACGCCAGAAGGTCCACTGACCTCTATGCGCTGCCCGGTCTCAAAGAAGCGGATGAACTGCGGCGCCAATGCGGAGTCGTCAAAGACCCGTCCAAACTCCCGCGGCGCTTCCTCACGCTTCAGATCTAACCACTCTTGAAAGTTCATGCGGTCACTCATTTTACTTTCCCCCCTCTTTTCTTTTTAACCTCGACAAACCCGTCGAACCACTTGACCCCCGACCTTAGCGTTCCCCTTGAAAACGCCAACTGGCACCAATACATCGCCTCGGCGCGGGTGGATACGCGTCTGACAGTTTTCGCCGGACGATAATCGCCAAAGTACCTGACTATTTTATACATTTGACTTCTCGTATTTAGACTTGAGCCTATGCAACTCTCCCCTCTCAAAAAGTTCGACTTCTCTATTCAACAACCCTTCATATTTTTCCGTGATCCTTTCGCCCAACACCCAATGCGCAAGTACTCTTTCGACGTCGCTATATGTGTACGCGGCATCTCCACTATATGGATAATAAATCGTGATCTTAAGAAAGTCTATCTTTCCTTTGGTGTCCCTGAAGAACTCGTCATAGAATCCCATTTGATTGTAGTGCGCTATGTGCCCAAAGGTCATCGACAGTTGCGTATAAAACCACTTTGGGAACATATTCTTGCTGAAGTCAGACTCCACTAACTTCACGAACTGATTTGCAAATTTCGCCTTGTCCTCTGCGGTATGAAACTCTGTGGGCACAAATTGCAACGCGTCGAATTTCATCTTAATCCTCCTTAGTTCTGCGGCCTTTGCACACCAACCGCCAACAGCCGGAACACTGGCATATCGCCAACCCGCTAATGTACCCTAAAATACGGAGCATATATCCGCAGTGCGGGCACATCAATCAACCACCATCTTGACGTTATGCACGTTGATATAACCCTCGTACCATCCATGATCTTCCATCCAACGCACTTTTACTATCTCCGGGTTCTGCAACACTTCGCAGTCCTGCTTCGGCAACGGGAGAGAGACGATGTAGAGCTCTTTGCCCGTATGCTTATGCACGCAACGCTTACGATCCATTGTTCATGCCTCCTTATTTTTTTATCTCCACCGAGGTCATATCTTTCGTTATGACCGCGACTTTTTCATGGACGCCGGCGGAATTGGATCCGGATGTCCTATATATTGTAAAGACATCTTGTCCATCAACGACGTCCGCCATGACATGAACTCCCAAGCACCATCCTTGCGCATACACCGACAGCCCTGACTTTGCTGATCCCAATCTGCTCACGATTCCTTTGCTTCCCTGCACTGTACCCCTGAAATGCGCCATACGTATCACCTCCCTACTTTTAAGGAATTTACGGATGACGAATACACCTTCAAATTTTTCCACTTGTAGCATCGACTATCATGATGCCCATGAATTTTGAGCTCTGACCTCCAGTGCTTTTTGCACAACAGGATATTCCCTTCCGCAAATGGCAACATGCGGATCTCTTCACGGGTGTCATGACCATAATCGCAGGCGTTCATTTCTTTAATGCACACTCTATCGCGGCTAAGAACAACGCCACCAGTATCATCGCGCTGATCATTTTGACGCCTCTTTTTTTGCCTCTTTTTTTACCAACTTTTGGCCCTTGCCGAGACCGACGCCGACTCCATGACTCTTGAAATGACCATAGCACATATTAGCCCATGGACCCAACACCGTCCTTCCGTCATATCGCGCTTCGGATTGGCAGAGGTCGCAACGCGGGAACTCTTTTACTACCACTTCGGTGTGATCTTTCATGCTTTGATCCTCCTTTGATGTTGCTATAATTTATCCAACCCACTTATTGCTAATGGAATTATAACGGATTGAAAAACTTTTTGCAAGCGAAATTCGTATGCTCACCGGAAGACTGATGATCAGGATCCACACGGATCAAGGATCCACAAGGCTAATATAAAATTGCCAACGAGAGGCGGATTGGCATATTATGGATAGTGGAATCGCATTGAAAATTAAAGGGGGGCGAAAATCGCATTGAAAAATGAATGGATGAAAAAAAAAAAACGTCGGGGGGGGTAAAGGGGGTCTCCGGAACAAAGGAAAGATGAGCGTAAAAGCAAGGAAAACAAGGATGAGGGGGTCCCCCCGTACGACTTTTACCTTTTTTTTTTATTTAGATTTATATTGTATTTACATAGATTCTGCGGCAACTACTTGATCGGACGCCTAAAAACGGGCGGAGAGGGGGTATCCACTCTATGCAACATTTTTTTTCTAATTCCTTGTCCATTTGCTCTGTTTCATTTTTCTTTAGTCGCCAATTCCTATTTTCCTTAAAGTGTTTTCGAGCTTTCACGCGATCATACAAAAGAATCAACCCGTGGAGCGTTGCCGCTCTCACGGGTCGATTCGTGCTCTCAATATCGGGATTCGTTTGCTGTCCGGTTTCCTCTTAGACTTTCTTAATTGGGAATTTTACGCAGCTTCTTTTTTGCCACTTCGCCAACATCCATCGGTAGTAATGGAAGTTGAACGAGCTCGTTGGATTTACTTCCAACGCGATCGGCAAAGCGCCCCGGAAAGTGGACTTTTGTTTTTGCGCGTCGAAGTATTTCTCTAGCGCTCCTGCGATCCCCTTCGTCGGCTTTGCCGTTTCCGGATTTAACCTCCGCAAGTATTCCGCTTCGGATATTGCGATGGTTTTTTCCGCGACTTCGTTCGACATTTTATTTTCCTTTCGTCGCGAATCCCGATATTCAGTTTTCAATGATCCCTTATTCTGACTGCATCATGATTATACAGGATTGCGGTCGATATTGCAAGCGAATAATGTGGTTGATAAAAAATATATTCTTGAATGTAAAACCGATATCGCGAAACGCGGGACGGATAAACCGAAAATATAAACGCTCGATAAATATTTCACGATCCGAAACGCGCGACGCGAAACGCGCGACGATAAATATATAACGCGGGTCACGCGGCGGGAATATATATCGTAAGATAATTCGGATGCAAGGAATCGCGCGCGGCTTGCGGCACAAAACGCGGAACGCGGGGATCGCGGAGTATTGAAATAAAAAATTAAAGATACTTATAGGTGACGGGGGATCTTTGGTCGAGAAGTACTGTACGGGGAGCTCTGTAGAAAGAGAGAAACTAACCCCTATACTCGTCACGCGCCCCCCAATTTTCTAGTTGACAAATCCCTGTCCTTATGCTATATTCCGTCCATGAGCACGACAGGTTTCGACGATGAAAGAGACTAGGTGCCAAGAACCATGTATCATATGCGACCACAAGAAGCGCCACTCGATAGACATAGAACTCGCGTCATGGCAAAGGTTGGACGATGTCCTCATATTTTATGGTCTGTCGACGGTCGAGACTCTTGCGGATGGAAGACGCATGGCCCAACAGCATATGCGGGAAAACAACCTGTACGAGATGCGTGGGCAGAACATGGAACACTTCTTGCAAAATATCATAGAGCGTGCTTCCCCGGAGAAATTGGACGCGTTGAAGGCCGCGGAACTTGTGATGAGAAAACGCGGGCAGTTGGTGGACCGCACAAAACACGAGGTGAGCATAGTGGAGCAGTCGAACGATGAGCTCCTTGACGGGATCAAGGACACTATTGCTAGACTCAAATCAACAGATCCAGGACGCGCTGCTGAAATTGAGAGAGTACTCCTCGCGGCTACAGGAAGACCGCCTGCGGAATTACAAGATAGTCAACCAAGATCTCAAGGACTACCACATGACTCCGGCCAAGATAAAGGCGATAATAGGGGGCAACCGCTCAAGCAAGACGACGACCAACATAGTGGACATGGCTCTGGAACTGGTGGGGGACCACCCGCTTCAAAAGACGGGTCTGATCCCGAAGCCCCCGGTTCATTGGCGGGCGGTGTGCGTTGACTTCGTCAACGGGATCGAGAAGATCATCAAGCCTATGTTGCGATATTGGATACCCAGAGGATGTCTCAAGTCGGCCAGCTTCGAAAAGTCGTACGCCGAGAAGATGCGGGTGCTGACTCTTGCCAACGGTTCTCAGGTGGAACTCATGAGTTATGACCAGGATATGGACGCGTTCGCGGGGACAAGCAGGAACGGGGTGCTGTTCGACGAGGAGCCGCCTGAGCCGATATTCGACGAGTGCATGGCGAGGCTTGTCGACTGCAACGGTAGGTGTCTCATAGGGATGACTCCTCTTAAAGGGCAGACGTTCATTTATCACAGGATTTTCAGGGAAAGTCAGAAGGACGACAGCATAAGGGTGTGGTTCGCCAACATCGAGCACAACGCCGCGTTGGATCAGGTCTCTGTGCAGAAGTTTCTCTCCAAGTTGAGTGAACGTGATAGGAAGGTCCGGGGCAAGGGAGAGTTCATACAGCAGACCGGACTTGTCTATCCCGAGTTCGATTATAGCAGACATGTTTGTGCCCCGTTTCATATTCCTGATGGTGCCAACCAGGAGAAATATGGTCCTGCGTGGCCGCGTTATGTCACCTATGACTGGGGGATATTGAACCCGATGTGCCTGCTGTGGTGGGCGGTGAGTCCGGACGGGGTGCATTATTGTTATAGGGAGCATTATCAGGCGGGGTTAGACACCGAACAGCAGGCGAAGATATATTTGGACAGGATGACTAAGGGAGAGGAAGATCTTGTGAAAGCGATCATCCCTGACCCGGCGGTATGGCACGTGGAGTCTGACGGAAGGTCGCTGGGCGAGAAGTTGAGAAGGGCCGGGATGAGGAAGCTCCTGCCGCGGGAACATCTTAAGGGAATAAACGACGTGTCCGCGGGAGTGTCGGAGGTCAAGGCATGGCTTCGGCATGATCCTCCGAGGATGATGCTGTTCAAGGATGCGGCTCCGAACCTTGAGGAACAGTTTGAGATGCACTCATGGAAAGATGTCTCGGACAACTCCATGGGCAGGGACATGCCCGCAAAAGGACATGACCACGCAATAGTGCAGTTAAGGTATTTGGCGTTGTTCCGTCCGGCCGGTATGGGAAAAAGGGAGCATCAGCCGGATCCGTACCAGATAAAGAGGAAAAAGATAGTGATAAACCCGCCAAAGGAGACTCCGGTTGCCGCTTAAAACAGGATCATCAAAGAAAGTCATAAGCGAGAACATAGGGGAACTTGCGCGTTCGCGCACCGCGGCAGGAAGAAAAAGAAACGCTCGGCCGAACGCCGCGAAGATCAACTCCGCGATAGCGTACTCGTACGCGAAAAAGAGCCGTTCGATAGGAAGTGGTTTAGGTGGATAACGAACTTCAGCCGCAGATACCGGTGGATGCCACGAAACTGCTTGACTATATAACCGGCGGGATAAAGGATTTTGAGATTGAGTACGACAAGACGTTGAGGCGCTATAACGACATATACGCCCTTTATAAAGGAACTGACACCAAGAAGTTCAACAAGATCCCGGGGATGCTCTCGGACGAGTGGCCTCCGGAAATGTTCAGGGCGGTGGAGACCATCGCGACAAAAGGGTTCCAGATAACTCATACGGACTATCCCAACTGGATGTTCACCGAGAGACTCCCGCAACATGAGCAGAGGGCGATGTTCTCGCAGAAACTATCTGAATATCAGGCCGACGAGGTCATGATGCGCGCCAAGCAACTTATGTTCTGGAGGTCGTTGGCGCTCTATGGCAACGTTGTGATAGAGCATCCGTTCATCAGGTCGTATGTGACCAATCCGATAGACTCGCCATACGAGGGTCCCAGGCCGGATCTTGTATCTATGTTGAGGTTCGGATGGTCTCTAGGCGCGGTGGATATTGATGACGCTTCATGGGTGTACAAGTCAGGGATAGTGTCCACATTCGACCTTAAATTATGGTCTAATTTGCCGGATAGTCCGATAGATCCTATTCTTCTTGGCAGGGCTTTATCAGGTCCGACATCTCAAGGGACCGACTCTCCTTTTAACAGCACGTTCGTGCAGGCAAGGATGCAACTTGCAGGCAGGACCAATATAAACAGGGGCGGCGGTCTGCACGAGATGGTGATATGGTATGGAAGGGCCCAAGATCATCCGGAAAATGATCCGCGTGACCTGCAGGTGTTCGTCCTTGACAGGAAATACATCATAGGGATAGGATGGAACCCGTTTCCGTGGAAACCATATCTGATGGCCAAGCTTATAGAGGTCGAAGAAGAGTTCACCGCGATAGGGGTCGGAGAGGTGGCATTAAGGTCTCAACTTGCGTTGATGGAAAATAGGAACCTTATGTCTGACGCGTTAAAGGCACAGCAATATGGAATGTGGATGAAGGATATGTACGCCGATATTGACAATGACCAGTTGGAATACAGGTACCATGGAGTCATAGAGACGTCCCGCATGGAAGGTCTCAAGCCCATGCGTCCGAATTTGGAACATATGACTTTGGGTTGGAGGCGTGAGGAGATAGGGAAGGACGACTTGAGGCAATCCACCGCCGCCGCTTCAACCATACAGGGAGTCGCCGGAAGTGACCTTACTGCGAGGGAATCCATACTGATAAACAACGAGGCGACGGCAAGAGTCGCGACGTTATCAGTTCCAGTCGGGGAAAAGTTGATAAGGCAGTATCAACTTCGTGCGAACAAGATGTCATGTGCATGGCTTGATCGTCCTATAATGATGAAGATCACCGGCATGGACCCAAAATATCTGATGATAACCGGAGACATGTTGGACCCAGATCCTATGTTAAGTTTGAAGATCGCCACTGACCTTGACAGCCGTCCATACATGGCCAAAAGTTTGAACGAGTTCATGGGAATAACGAGGACTTTGCCGGAAGCAGTGCAGTCGGAGATTGATTGGAGGTATTTCCTGCAGGAGCAGGCCAGGATGAGAGGTCTTGACCCAAATAAATTCCTGATAAACAAGCAGGCGGCCGTGGCAGGGGAGTTGGACAACGTGGCAAAGGCCGGATTGGATAAGGGTCTTATATCGGATGAAATGAGGGCTCTTGCTTCGGCAGGAGTCCCGGCAGGACTTCCGAACGAGACCAGGTTGGCGATGGAACAGTCAGGAAGATCAGCGACAGGAGGAGGGATGAATCCAATGAGTGACCTTGGGGCAGGAAGGAGCATATGATTAAAATAATATACAGCATGATATTGTGGATTTTGATAAGGACCACCACAGCACTTGAGGCGTGGGTATGGGCTCAGGATTTTATAAAACGTGGAGGCAATATCAGGGACCTCTGGCGCGAGGGGATGAGCGACGAGGCGCGAGAGGGAGAAGCGAAGGCCATAATGTTCACCATGGATACTCCGGGGTGGGGATATATCATGGAGTATATGTGGAAGGAACGGGAGAAGGAACTTGCACGTATGTCCGAGGACGAAAGAAAACACAGGGATTGGGACGCGGGGTTCATAGCCGGGATGACAAGATTCCTGATATTGGCGAGGGCCATAATTAAAAGGTACCATAATTATGTCAAGACTCAAAGGCCGAAAGAATGACCTTTACAAAAAAGATGTTTTATGCCATATTGTAATCAGTTAATGTCGCACAAGGGGGTAATGTAAATGGAACTAGCACAGCAGCCCGGAGCGGGGACTCCGACATCGGGCGCAGCACCAGCAGGAGCCGGAGCGGCTGCATCAGCCGCGGGAGCACAAGCAGGTCAGGCAACAGGAGCAGGGTCACCAGATCCGTTTGATTGGACAAAAGTCCCGCCGGCTGCGTACGAACAGGCATCACCGCAGGTATTTCAACGCCTTGGTTGGGTGCCGATGGGAAGATTCAGGGAAGTATTGAAGAAAAAGAACGAACTGGAGACAAGGGTGAGTTCTGCAGGAGGCGCGGCTCCGGCAAAGGATCCTCTCGACGAGATTTTAGGAGGCGGTGAAGATCAGGGTCTTACAAAAGAAGACCTTAATTTTGAGTTGGGAATGCGTGACGCAAACGCTTTCTTGGCTCAAAAAAACATAAGAGGCGGATCTGACGAGTTGGACCAGATAAAACAGTTCTTGTCAGACAACGGGTTGGACAATTCTCCATATCCGGACAGGGTGGTAAAACTCGCGTACAATGCTATTTTCGGAGGGAAAGAGGAAGACGCCGGGAAAGACCTGAAGAAACAAGGAGCTCCTTCTGGCGCAGGTTCATTCGGCAGGGGAGCGGCACCTGCAAGCGGAGGCGGGCAGAAGTTCACCCGTAAGTTGCTTGCGGAGATGGAGAAACAACCAAACTATATGCAGTGGTATCTGCAGAACAAAGCGGCGATATATGATCAGATCGGAAAAGAAGGACCGCTTCCTGCGGAGTAGCAAGTAGTCGTCAAAAGACTTCTCACAGTTTTTTGACGCGGTAAATGTGAGGCCTCCCGGGGCCGGGAGAAACAGGCCCGAGGCGTAAGGTCGTGAGCCGCTCGCCCGGCAATGTTGTAAAAGGGAGGCTGCACATGAAGAACAAGATACTCACAATAGTCGCACTTCTGGCGATCGCGGCTTCGGCATATTCGGAAAAGATAAATGTTCCGACAGCCGAATCAGGCGGTACGCCGATAGCAAATGCCAACCTTGGCGGTGTGGACATCGCCATCATCACTACATCAGGGCCTGTGCAAATATCCAGCGCCCCTGTTTTGATTGATTGGATCATGTTCCCCGGCACGGTTCCATTCACTGTCGGCACTAACATGTTCTACTTGGTGGACTCATCCATTCCTGTGACGCCTCTGGTGTTCTCAACGCCACTCACGTGCGTGGGTTGGTCGACGACCACGAGCAAGGCAGATCGGCTGTTCACAGTGAATTGCGCCACCTCGGTGTTGACACCAACAAACCCGGCGAGTTATCCGGGAGCGACGTATCTGTTTGACCCATATCCGCCCAAGACAAAGTTTGGGTTGAGCGTGGGTCTGCAGAACGCGGACATGTCAGCGGGTTATGCTTCCTCCGGGACCGTCATCGTCGGATTCCGGTATAGGAACTCAAGGTAAGGGGGAACTACAATGGCTAATGAGTTTACAAAGTTAAACGCGGACGTACTGTCTCCCGAGCTTTGGGCTCCGGAGCTGCTCATCGCCCGCGAACAGGTACTTGTAGCAAAAAAGGCCGTTAACCTAGGTCTTTTCGGGATAGGCGAAAAAGTAAAGGGAGACACCATCAATGTGGGTGACCTTCCAAACTTGGTCGCCTATGATGTGGGATCTGACGGGTCTGTCACAAACCAGACCAAGACGATTGCACAGGTGCAGATATTGCTCAACAAGTGGAAAGAAGCCACTGTCGACATCGTGGACCTGGTTAAGATCCAGTGCGTACCGGACATGGTGCAGAAGTGGTCTCAGAAGATCGCATACGCGCTTGGTGAGCAGGAGGACAAGGACATATTCTCATTGTCCGATAGCGCCAGCATCACGCAACGGTTCGGCAACAAGGATGAGGATCCTGACATAGATCAGGGACTTATCGCTTCTATAAAGATGCTGGACCGCGCAAAGGTGCCGAAATCAGACAGGTGGGCGTTGCTATATGTTGACATGGCGGCTCTTATCCGGGGCAAGGATAAGTTCATGTCGGCCATGCACGTGGCGTATAACGAGAAAGGCAGCCCCATAATCACCGGGGAATTGCCTCCTCTGTATGGATTAAACATACAGGCCACAACCGGCGTGCCCATCGGCGGGACGAACATCGAAGGCAGACGTAATCTTATCTGCCATAAGGAGTGGGCCGCGCACGGGATGCAGAAGAACATACACATAGAGGAATTGGCGAGGACCAAAAAGTCAACGCCGGTTTCAGGAGACACAGTGTATGGTTCAAAGCTCATGCGTGCGGACCATGTGGTGGTGATGATAAGCAAGGACTAGACGGATATGGTCCCGGACCGCGGGAGGCGGCTGGATCCCGCGATCCGGGACCTAATATGCAGGGGGGAATATGATTAAAAGGATGTTGATGGTTCTGATGCTTGCGGTTGGAGTATGCAACGCGGATAACGAGATAATTCAAAAGGCGCAGTTGTTTTATCCTCAAACGACAATAATTTCAACCGACACCGCTGTGCCAAGTTCTGGGTATGTGATATATACAGGCACAAAAGTGTTTGTCGACAATATTGTGGCAAATTCAACCGCGTCATTTATGACGATACACATTAGCACTGATCGTACGGGCAACGTGGCGATGAGTTCTATGAGCGCCATAAATTGGTACAACATAAATGGTTCCGCCATAGATGGCGGGAACCCGATGAACGGTTGGAACATTGAAAATTATGTCGATGGATCCACAGTCACAATGCGATGGCACCAAAATATTGCTCCGTATTTTAAGTTTGTAAGGATAACTGTTAAACCAAATATCACTGTAAACGGCGGATTTAAAACTGGTGCGGTGGTCCAATGGAGCTTGTATAGTATTCCAATAGACACCATGACTGCAAGTTATGGAAGTCATTAGGAGGTCGTGATGAAAAAGATATTTGTAGCGGCGGTGATTCTGGCTCTGGCGACGGGCGCGCAGTCGCGTGTCGCGCTGGACATTTCCACTCCGTTAGATGTGAAGATAAACGGTGGTGTAACTATAACCGGAGGTACTGGCTCGACCGTGACGGTTGTTAACCAAGTCGCTCCGACTACTTTTACATTTACTGGCCAGACGCAGGACATGATAGTGGGCGCGACGCAGACCTTGCCCGTCACGCATTTAGGCACCGCGACCATCCGGCAGATAGCGGGTACGCTGCTCAACATGTTCCTGCAAGCGGGAACGGTATCCATATCGTCCGGCAACGTGGAGGCGTTCCTCACCAACCAGAACTCCTCCACAACCGTGGGTGTCAGCGGTCTACCCGCAAACATTCCAGTCGTGATAATCAATTCGTCCGTAGCTTTCACGGTAGACCAAGGCACTCCGTCTGCTACCGCGTGGAACTTTGTATCCACCGCGCCGCAGAACATCGGAAACTTTCCATCGACCTATACCGTCGGGGTGTCTAACTTTCCATCATCCACCACGGTGGGGGTGTCTAACTTCCCAAGCACTTATACGGTCGGCCTCGCCAATCTCCTGCCATCAAACACCACGCCGATATGCTTTGACGGCCCCAAAGTAGTGCCCGTGCGCCTTGACCCCATCATGCCGTATTGCACTTCCATGTGGACACGCTACTCATCAACCACGGTAAACGATATGCTGTCATCTACCGTTGACAGCCACAATGTCTGTGGACTTTATGCTTCTGACAAAGCATACTGGGTGACAGACATATCCATCTGGATAAACGCAGACAGCGACGCGATTATCTGGGTTGCCACATGGACAATCAGCAACGACCAGACGATAGGAACAGGAACTCCATACAGGGGTCAGTTTCTTGACTGGTGTCCGACAGCTATTACAAGCGTGGTTCATGTCATGGGAACAGAGACAACATCTCCATACGCCGACAAGCACTTTGACCCACCGCTGTATATTCCACAGGGTCAATACCTGAACATCTATCGCAACAAGGTGGCAACCACGGCACAGGACGAGGATGTTCTTTGTATAAAAGCGTTCAAGTCGTCGCAATAGGGGGAAACGTGAAAAAGATATTCTGCATCGTCGCACTCGTCGCACTCTGCACCGGACTGGCGTTAGCGGCCCGTTCTCGGTATGTCTCGACCAATACCACGGCCACGGTTGCGCCGGAATACGTCAGAACTCTCACCCGCATCATCGTGGGAGTTCCGGGGATTGCCTCACAGGTGGAAGTACTGATTGCCGGGGAAACCATCGGCGTGTTTGAAACCTCGGAGAAACTCACGCTGGAATTAAATCAGGACACTAAATCCGGGTTCACCATAATCACCACAGGCGACACTCCGGCGAAGTTGACCGTGGTCTATGAATAGCCATGAACAAGATCAGAAGCTGGATTAAACTTCAGTTTAATCGACTGCTGGTCTGGGCGTTTCCAGATCAGTACAGCGCGGTTTGTTATGGTTGCGGCACAGCAATTAATGGGATACCTTCACTACGGGGTCAGTTGGGTGCGTTAGGTAAATGCTGCGTCGCCAGACCTTACACTGCTGATGGTCTTCCGTTGAATAGTACGATCGGGGTCAACAATAAGTATGACAAGACCATCACCATTATCGAGGACCGAGAGATCAGGACTCGGAAGATCAACCCAGACAACACCGTCAGCTCGCGCTACGATCGGGATTGCGCGTGAACAATCAACAGATCATTCTGCTGGCCAGGTCGTTCCTGGGCGAGCCGGATGAACTCAACAGCCACTGGACTCCGGCCGAGATGCTCATGTACCTCAATGAGGCCATCAAGCAGACGGCGCTATTCACCAAGGCCATGGTGGAGAACTTCAGCGCCGATTCGGTGCTTGATCAGGCCGAGTACCTCACCGATGACTTGATCCGGCAAGTGGAGCAGGTATACTTCCCAGACGTCGACAACGCCGACAAGTTGACTCCGTTGATATCTATCAAGCAAAAGGAACTTGACGATCAGTATCCCACTTGGCAGTCAGACGACAACGGCAAGCCGCGGTTCTACACCATGCCCAACTGGTACACCGTCATTATCTATCCAAAACCCAACGTCGCCAACGCGGGAAAGTCCTTTAGGATTCGCGGCGTGGTGCAACCGGTCGAATTCAATCAGGTGGACACGCAGGTCTGCGCGTGTCGCGCTGAGTTTCACAAGGCGATCGCCTACAACGTCTGCTCGCAAGCGGCGGTCAAACTAGAGGATGGCTCTGACGACGCCTTCTTGAAGAAGTACAACAACGAGTTGGGGATAGTCAAGGCCAAGACCGACACCGCAAACAAGAGAGACTTGAAGTTCACGTGGGCACACTGATATGGCATTTAGGAAACGCGTACTGGTCTACGGCGAGGGACCCTTCGGTGAGGGGCCGTTTGGGCCGACGTTCGGCATGAGGATTTTAGGAGCAACCAATTGGGTGAGGGACTTTCGCAAGCGCGTGCTGGTCTACGGCGACGGAGCTTTTGGCGAGGGGCCATTTGGAACGACGTTTGGGTTGATCACAAGGGGGAAGACGCCATGGTCAAGAGGATAATTCTACTTTTGTTGATGACGGCGACGGCGTGGGCTGATACTTATACTCCGAATATCGGACTTCGTCTGCCCGCAACTGGCGTAGTGGATACTACTTACTCTTGGGGAGCTAAATTAAATGACAATACCAAACGCTTGGACTATTTTTTATTTACTCCCATCGTTCCAACTACACTGTCTATTACGGATACTGCGAGCGCCGGCGTCAGTAGTTTTACCACCCGGGCTGATCACCGGCATGGTTTTACAACGGCCTTTATTAGTCCACTCTTAGGTGATTTGGTGAAGAGTATTCAACTTGGAAATTTGATTCCCAGTACGGGACCCATTACATTCATCGCAGGTTCGGGAATGACCATCACCACCGGACCGGTCGGCGGCGCCACGACCTGCGGTTCGTCGTTTACCTTCGCGTTGAACATGACCACGGCAGGGTTGGCATCGACGTTGCAGGTGGCAGACGCCACCACATCGTTGGCAGGGTTGACCACTTATTATATTGGTGCCGCTACCTCCACATTATGGGGTTTGACCACAGCATATATTTATACGACCACAAGTCCAATCTCGGCGCAAATTGCGCTGGCCACCAGCGGTGTCATGGCCTCGGTGACAAATTATGTGGCATTGGCCACGACCACGCTTTGGGGAAACACGACCAGCCAACTGTACTCGTCAACGTCCACGCTGTGGGGGAATACCACGTCATGTCTGTACCTGGCCACGACCACACTCACCGGGCAGACGACCTCGCAGTTGTTTGTTGCTACTCAAACACTTTGGGGGCAGACGACCTCCTATGTCTATTCTGCCACCAATACCTTTAGCGGGGGCACAGGTACCAAGATGTTCACCGTGACCATCGCGTCGGTTTCGGGGTTCGGTGCTGACTTTGAAGGGACCGATGAAGCACCGTTCCAAGCCGCCGCCGACTATCTAAAAACATTGTCGCCCGTTCCTGGCGGCTCGGTGAGGGTGCGGGCGGGCGACTATTGGTTTGCCTCGGAAGTCGGGACGTCGTCCAACACGCTCTGGATTGCGGACCCAGGCGTGAGGATTCATGCCAACCAAGCATTCGACGGCGTAGCGCAGTCAAGTCAGGCGGCCAACGTGTCCTTTGAGAATTTTGAATTTTATAGTGCCTCAGGGAGCGTGACATGTTTTGACATTTCACATTATCTTGATTGGACATTCAGGAGTTGCAGTTTTTACAGGACAAGTTATGGGTTCCTCACGCGAGTTGGGGATGGGAACCCCAAGCCGAACGGCATGACGTTCTGGAATTGCCGGTTCTTTGATGATCCCTTACATGTCATCAACAAAGGTGGCAATCCCATCTTTTTCTTTACGACGAGCGGGTTAATATTAAAAGACTCTTTCCTGTACACAGCCGCCGATGATGCGGTACAAATTGGAGCGGGCGGACAGGTAGCCGTGGACTGTGCCATCACAGGCAACAAGTTCTACGTGTCCAAGGCCACGACCTGCCTGACCAGCGGCGACAGGTTCATCTCCGTCTATGACTCCACAAACACACAGATAAGCGGCAACCTGTACGTGTCCACGAGTCAACTGACTACCGGGGTATATATGGTAAAGAGCCTTGGTGCGAAACTCGACAACAACATATTCAGGTTGTACGACAGCACCGGTATCACCATCGGCGCGAACTGCGTGAACACTACGACGCAGGGAAACGATTTTTTCAGTTTCTCCACCGCTCCCGGCTGCGCTTACTTCGACAGCGGGACGCATTCATTGTTTAGGAACAACAGGGGGACCACTGGATACTATCTTCCGGACTCGGAACTTCCTTAACGCGCTGGCGTTGATATTCGCGGCCCAGGGTGCATTTGCGTGGTCTGTCGCGTACAGCGACGGCAAATACATTTTCCCGACGCATCTTGTGAAGTTTGACGTTAACATTTCCACTCCGCTGCCCACGGATGGTACGCGATGCTCGCAGGGACTCATCGTGTGGAGCAAAGTGTCATTACTATCCGCGCAGAGCCAACTCTGTGCTGCCGGTGTCACGTTCACCGTGTCCACCGCCACGATACCATCCGGAGTCCGTGACATAGCGGAACAGAACAGGGGGCGGGGAGCTGGCAAGGGAAAGCAGAAAACCCACTCATACACGGACATAATGAAGCGGATTTTAAGGGACGATCCCGCGGACATGGATACCTTGTGGCGGTAGTAATCCTAAAGCGCCCGTTCCTCACCGCCAAGAGCGCGTTTCCCCTGCGCGGACTGAACGACTCGCGGCCCGGACACCTGCTGGGACTAGACGAGACGCCGAGGGGGATCAACGCCCTGACTGATGAGGTTGTGGGCGCGATCTGGAAGCGCCCGGGATGGGCACTCATGGGTTCGTTGCCGAGCGGTCTGCCTTGCAAGTCAGGGTTTCGGTTCGTCACGGCCAGCGGCGTGGAGTATCTGTTGATCACTGATGGTGTGACGCTCTACTCGACGCGCGACGCCGTCACCTTAGCGATGCTGAAGACTGGACTGAACGCCGCCTTCTTTCTGGAGTTCTGCGCGGTGCGTGACAAGGTCTGGTGCAGTAACGGATCCAATGCGGTCTTCACGGTCAACTTCACGACTGATCCGCCGACCGTCACGGTCTTAGACGGTACCAGCGGCACGCCTAACGTGCCGAAGGGACTATACCCGATGTACTTCATGGACCGGGTCTGGATGTGGAGCACCACGCAGAACCGGTCCATCGGCTACTTCAGCGCCTTGGTCAACTCCGCCGGCACGGAGATTGCGCCAGATAGCGGCCCTGACGCATGGCCGCCGACCAACGCGATCTACGCCAACCGCGAGGACGGCGACGCGATCTACGGGTCGGGAATCTTGGGTCGGATGTATGTCTTCAAGGGAAACTCAATCTACTACCTGACCGGCACCGATGAGTTGGTGAATCAGTTCGCGCTCATCCGCACGCCGTCCGACCACGGGACGCAGTGGCACCGGTCCATCGCCGTACGAGACAACCTCCTGCACTACCTCGGCGCCGACGGCGTCTATGTCTTCGACGGCAGCCGTAGCAAACGCATCAGCGACAAGATCGTCAACGTCGTGGCCGGCATCACGCAACCCAGCGCGCACACACTGAGCAAGATCTGGGAGAGTCAGGCGGACTTCGACGCCGGCGCCAAGGTCCAGACCAAGTCCTACGACACTGGAGAGTTGAAACTGGATGATCAACTCGCTGACGCTGACCTGACCACTGATTGGGATGTGCAGTATGAGGCCAATGAACTACCGGACGCCGCAACACCACCCTGGGTGGCGTTCGACAATGGCGCCAACGATCACATCGACGATGGAAAACTACACATCGAGACGCCCAATGCTCCGGCCGGCATGAGTTATTACATGGACGGCATCGATGCTGATTATGATCACACTCTGGCCGCGCTGATTAAATTTGGTCGTGACCCTGGTACCGTCCTCTTCGGCCATAGCATCTTCTGGCGACTGGAGTTGACGGTCAGTAATGGTTATAAGCAGGCGAATCTAACATTTCGAGGTCACACCGTACCCTGGGGCGGCGGCGGAGCACCCCCCTATCTTCAACCGATGCAGATTGACTTGACTGTCGCTGGAAATTTATTGACCCTGCCCGCGGGCATGACGCTCGATTTGGTCGAGCAGGAATTTCGGCTGGTTCTGCATGGTGCGGTCGCGAAGGTCTACGCCAACCACGTCTGGATGGACACGGGCGGAGGGGTTTGGGGTTATGTCGACAACGTCTTTATTGGGCAGGTCACATCTGGGGTCAACGCCTCCTATAAGGAGGTGAGATTTGGATTCAACGTCGACTTGCGTAGTCCGAACCCCGATAGTCCCACAATCGCATGGATAGACTTTGTCCGCTACGACGCCAAGGCCTTGAGCTACTACGCCGCTGGTTCATGGGAGTCCGCCGCCTACGACAAGGGCGACGTCACCAGCGACTGGGGCGCACTGGACGCAGACTACACCCTGAATGGAGAGACGCTCACCTTCAAGTACCGGACCGCCACCACCTCGGGGGGGCTCGTAGCGGCGTCCTACACCACCGTCACGCCGGGATCCTACATCGTCGCGGTCGCGGCCAACCGATGGATCCAGGTCAAGGCGGAGTTCGCCACCGCGCACCCGGCCGTCACGCCAATATTAGACTCATTCAGCGTCGCATGGAGCGCCGGCTCCGTGGCCGTGCCCGTGGCCGGTTACGCCTTCGACGGACGCTACTACTTGGCCCTGCAGGAGATTGGGTCTTCATACAATAACATCATCATGGTCTTCCAGCGCAAGTCCAACGCCGCTTGGCAGAAGTGGACTGGCATCAACGCCGCGTGGATCTCCGAGTTTGCCGGTGGGTTGATCTTTGGATCGGCCAACGCGGCCAACCTCGGCAAACTCTTGACCGGCACCTCAGACAATGGCGTCGCGATTAACTTCAGATGGGAGTCGCGTGACGAGACCTTCGACAACGGCCTGGGTCTGGACTTGCGATATTGGGATTGGCGTCTGGAGTTTAGGGGACAGACCGTGGGCACGCTGGCGGTGAGTTACAGTAAGGACTACGGCGCGACCTTTAGCGCGGGAATCATCGTTGACTTGATTGGTGTGGGCCGTTGCAAGATAGATCGTGCCATTGTTGATCAAGGCAAGGCCTTTCGGTTGCGACTCATCAACAACACCACGACTGACGACGTCCTCATCTACTGCTACGAGCAGCGCGGGAAGATCATCCGTCGGGACGATTTCACATCATGAGTCAACTCGGACAGGGACTGGCGTTGCGGAGCCACTACGACAGTCTTGATCAGGTAGCCGAGGACCTGCAGGTGTTGGTTAGATTTTTGCAGAAGCGCAGCCACAGTGTCCTCGCCGCCGCGCCGCGGGCGGACCAACTCTTGGAGGGCGAGGTCGTGTTGATGGACGATGGCGCGAACCGTCGGATCTACACCAAGCTCAAAGGCGTCATTCGCTACGCCGCACTGACATAGGGAGGGGTCATGCCATTTTTCTTGCCGTTTTTGGGTGCCGCGTTGGGAGCCGTCGGGGCCGCCAAGAGTTTATTTGGCAGACAAAAGAAGCGCAATATCCTTGAGGAACTTAAACCTTCCTTAGACATTTACAACACAGAGATTGCCAAGCTCGGCACCCAAGGCCCAGTGACCAGCTCCACCGCCTTTCGAGCCAGTCGCCGGGCCAATTTAAACCAGGGCACCGCGGCGCTGGGTGAGTCCTATGGGATGGGGGCGCGGCAACTCGCCGCCAGCCAGGCCGCAAAGGGCATCCTGCGGGCGCCGCAGGCCATGGGTCCCTTGACCAAGCTCATGACCGAGAAGCAGCGCAGCATCAGCAACTTGATCACCGGCGAGAACGTGCGCGGGATGAACCTCGACTATCAGCAGGCCGCGCAGAACGAGTCGCTACGCCGGCAGTTGGAACTCTCCAAAGCCAACCTCTACGAGCGGGCGAGTCAAGGTCAGTACGCAGCCGACGCAGAGTCTGAGGCCGCTAAGGCGCGCGGCATCAGCCAGGGACTCGGCTGGTTGGGTGGCGCGGTGGCGGGCGCGGCCAACCCTGAGTTGGTCGGCGTCAGCGGGAGCAATCCCTTCATTGGTCCACTCGCCCCCGGTCAGAAGGAACCCTCCCCCTACACGTGGCTGGACCGGTTGAGCAGCGCCACCTACGGCGGGTCCACGGGCCTCGCGGGCGTGGCTGGTGCGGCGCAGTCGCGCGCGGTCTATCAGAAGTACTTCGACGACTTGATTCGCAGCATGGGTGTGATGAAGTCATCAGGTCTCTTTAAGGAGGTGTTGTGACATGGCAACTCAACGCGGCATGATCGGCGACCAACTGCTGGCGCAGGACCCACTGTACCTGATGGGGCAGGAGGCCAAGGCGGCGCAGGCGCCGGCGATGCAGGCCTACGCCCGCGAGCCGGGCGTGGTCTTCGACGCGATGATCAAACTGCTCATCGGCAAGATGCGGGCGGCGGGCCATGGCTCTGGCAGCGAGACCAACGACAAGTTGAAGTTGTTGATCTCGCAGAACACCGTGCTGCCAGCCTACGTCAACGCACTCGTCAAGGGGACAAACTTTGACGGCACGCCATTGTCACCGGAGACAAAACCGGCCATGGTGGCGATGGTGCGCCGCATGATGGGGATACAGTCAGTCTTGGGCGAGCAAGTCGCCGGTGAGATGGGCATCACGAAGGAGCAACTAGAAGACGCCATCTCAGGTCAACCTGCTAAGGAGACGAATCCCGCCGAGGTGGAACCTAAGGGAGCAATCGGTACAGTAATAGACGCAGTTGGGAATAGGATACAGGGAGCGGCGAACGCGGCGGCTGATTGGATCAACCCGTCAACTACGACTATTGCGGGACCGCCTCCAGTGCAGGAAGATGTCGTGCCGATGACTCCGGAAGGTAGGTTCAGGGCAAAACATGGAATTGGACCTGCAAAAATTCCGAAGGTCCCGAAGGTCCCGAAAAAAAAGAAAATCCCGAAAATGGACGTAATAGAGGGTCTTAATCCTTAAATGCCTGTTACTCTTGAATCCATAATATCAGATCCTGACTTTAAGAATCTTCCCGCCGAGTCACGTTCCAACATAATAGGGGACGTATTCAGCGGGTTAAAACAGGATCCTGACTTCCTGCAGATGGGCAGGACTTCAAGAGCCATGGCGCTTTTAGATATGGCCAGCAAGGTAAAAGACTATGACATATCCTCAGGTCTTGCTGACACAAGTCCCACTCCACCTCCTGCAGGATACGAGGGATTGTTCCAAAAGGCGGGATACACCGCCAAACCTCCCGCTGAAGAGTTAGGATTTATGGAATCAGTAGGATGGGGCCCGACGCGCAGGATATTGGGAGGTCTCGGAAAGTTTGGAGTACCGGGACTAAAGGATATGCCGGAAATGCCGTCGCCTCCTCTTTTATCAAAAGCCGGAGCCAAACAGTACGGAGGCGAGTTGATAGGCGTTGTGCCACTTTTTCTCCCCGCCATGCAATTTGCAAAGGTGCTTTATCCGGCTGCAAACGCCGCCATGCAGGCCACTATCGCGGGAGGTCTGCTTTCATACATAGAGTCAGGAGGAAAAGCGAAAGAGACTTATTATGGTGCGATGGGCGCGGGAATAGGCACCGAAGTATTGGGAAGGTTCTTCGGGTATCTTTCAAGCAGGTTTGGGAAAACTGCCGCGCATAACATGATCAGACAGACTGCATTGAACGCCAAGACCGCAAAGGTGGCGGGAGAGACAACCGAAAATATCACCGGCGGCGTCGCCGGTGATCCAATGACGCAGGCAGAAGCTCTTGCCCCGGATGTTGTTTCAAATATAACTCCGTCAGTTGAGCCGTCACCAGTGGTTCCTCGTGGCATGTTGCCTGAGGAGAGTCTCATGCCAGACGAAGTTCCATCCGCTGAGACCACTACTTCTCCTCAATTGGTTCCCCGCGGCATGTTGCCTGAGGAGAGTCTTATGCCAGTTGAGACGCCCCCAACAGCCGGTTCAAAGCAATCCCCCCCTGATTTTTCATGGCTCGACGCGCCAATACCAAAAGAAGTCCCCCCAAGATCAATAACTCAGAACCTGTTATCAGACGTGAAAGAAACCGGGAACGTGGTGTTAAAAGGCGCAAAGGCAATAGGCAGGAAATTTTTAAGCCCGGGACGGATATTGCCTGATACGATAACAGCTCCCATAAACGAACAATGGGGACCAAGGAACGTGTTCTTAAACGAGGGAAGAGACATACTGCAACGCCTTGAGACATCAGGCGCAGGACCAAATACTCCATCCGGGACACTGGTCATGCGGTATAATGAAGGACTTGCAACCAATGAAGAAGTTGCGAGAATCACCCCAGAGCAGATGAGCGTGGCAAACGACCTGCAGAAGTTCTTGTCAAAGACCGCAGATCTGATTGAATCCAAAGGCATGGAGTGGCCAAAAAGCGGACGGATATCGAACTATATGCACCGTATAGTGGAGCAAGACACCCTTCCCGGGAGGAACTTTGATATCACGGATTTGTCCAGGTTCGTAAATCCCAAAGTAAGAGCCGGCCCTCTTGAGGAAAGATACGCCAACGCGCCATATCTTGAGGACGCGTACCAATCGTTCAAGGAATATCTTTACATTATGGAAAGAAAGATATTCAGAGAGCCCGCGGTACAACAGGCGATGCCTACATATAAGCGACTTGTGCGGGAAAATGGCGCACTCGCAGAATTGACTAAAGATTACTTGAACAGGTATCTCGGAAGATACCGCCCCGGGCATACCGATGAAAGAAAACTTGTCTCAAAAGTCACCAACAAGATATTCGACGCGGCGTTGTACGGGAACATAAAGGCGACTCTTACCAACTCGTCCCAGTTGACAAACACAGTGGCAAGAGAACCATTGTCATCCGCCGAAGCGCTTGTGGACATGATGATGCGGCCGGAAGAAGCCGACTCGTTCTTGAAACAATTTGGATATGACTCCGGGGAGTTTGTCATAAAGTTTAAATGGAAAGCAGGGAACCGTTGGAGCATAGGAAACATATTCGACATGGTGGAGTTCTTCAACAAAAGACACGCGCTTCTTACCGGCCGTATCGCCGCCATGAAAGCAGGACTCACGGGTGACGCGGTGAACAAAGCGGCTGTTAATTTTATGAAGGACACACAGTTCCTTTATGGACCTGAGGATATGCCGATGATATTCTCGTCTCCTTTTGGAAAGGCCATGAAGCAATTTGGGACATATCCAATAAAACAATCTGAGTTCTTGGTGTCATTGGCCAAGAATGATCCTGTGGCTTTTGCAAGGTGGGTAACTTTCATAACATTGATAGGAGGTCCAAAAGCAGTGGCGTTGTTTTATAAAGCGCATCCTGGGTACCAACATTTTATCGAGGAACTTGACAAGTCATGGCCATCTCTTCAAAACGCGATAGGAGTTGACATCGGAAGCTCAGTAGGTTTTGTTCCAGAACGTGTGCGGGTCACCGCAGCGCCAGTATGGAACATGACGGCAGGACTCATTAACAACATAAGAGACGTGGCAGGAGGAAAACAATCTTTGTGGGAAGCCACAAAGGACGTGGCAGGAGGCATAATTCCATATACCGTAAAGGGCGGCGTACAGTTGAACAAGATTCTACAGGCTGCTCTTGCCGCAAGACGCGGAGCATATATTGAAAAGGGACCAATAGAAAAGGTGCGTGTCGAGACCACTCCTTTTCAGGCGTTCGTCAAATCAACCGTAGGAGATCCTCTTGGAATGGCAAGGGAGATGTCTCGCGCCCAGATAGCACAAGGCCAAAAGAAACTCGACGCCGCGAGAAAGCAACGCATTATATCGCTCAGGTTGCAGGGAAACAAAGGCGAGGCGGGATCGCTGGCCAAAAAATACAACATAGGAATATCAAACGAAGAAGTGAATAACGCCGCAGAGTCTGCCGGGATGACCCGTGAGCAGCGCATATTAAGGCACGCCAACCCGAAAATAAGGAGAATAAGCAAAGAACTGGGGGGTCCTACAAGGTAAAGGGATATGTTGAAAACAGAGTTAAAATATGCTATATTGGGAATGGGGAGGTAATATATGAACACATCGCCGCTTGAAAGAAAAGGACCACCTGAGGAACAACTTGCGGAACTTCAGGACAGGTTTGAGGAGCACCTGCAGGAACATCAGAACATGATGGGAAAAGAAATGCCTGCTCCACAGAATGAGAACAGCGCCGGGAAACAATACGGAAAGAACGCCACGCAGACGCCGCCAAAAAGAAACGTGTCGAGCAACCTTGGAAAATTTGGCCAGTGAAAAACAACTCCATATATGTGATCATGGAGCATCTTAAAAACCAAGACTTGGTTCTAAACCGCATAGACAGGCAGGTCAACGGACATCTGAAATACCATCAATGGTTGGAAGGCACGCTTCTCGTGGGATTGGTATTGGCTATAATCGGCCGATTGATAATAAAATGAACATAGACCAGTTGACGCGGTGCAAGGCGTTCATAGCGGGGTTGCCCGTCTTGAAAGCGTTGGGATGGGATACTTGGATACCGTTCACCCACGCCTGGCACGAGTCGGGTGCGTTCTCCGTCCTCAACGATTCCGGCGTTGTGTCCGAGGACAGGACGGCCATGCTCACAGGTCATAATTATTGGGGAATAAAGAAACGCAAGGCGTGGGCTGGCCCGGTGGTCAGGATAGCGACCGGGGAATGGATGCCGCACCGTGCAGACCCGAACACTTATAAATCCGACCCCGACTTTATCAAGGTGCTGCGTCTGTCCGACGATAAAAAACTGGACAGGATACTTGTCCGCGCCGACTTCATGGCGTTCACCGGAATAGACCAGGCGTTGCTCTGGTACGATGACTTCATAAAGACCAGTCCGAATTATTGCGACGCATATGCCAAGCGCGACAACTATCTACTGTTTTTCAAGTTGCTGATGAACCATGATAAACCGGGCGAACAGTCATACGCAACCAATCCGAGCTACGCCGCCGAGAACGAAGCCGCATACCGGGTGCTGAAAAGCCGCCCGGAACTTGTCGCCATGTTCGCCGAGCGCGGGGCATAGTTGACAATCCTCAATGATTGTGGTAATACAAAAATCGTGAGTTATGGGGGGAATATGAAAGTCAAGATGGCGATGCTGGCAATAGCGACGATGGGGATTCTGGCTTGCGGGCCGAGGTGGGCATATGCGGAGGACGTTGCGGTGTCCACCAATTCGATACAAACAATATTTAATCTCCCCGTCATTTCTACCGGATTGCAATACTCCCCGTCAGGTATCCTCGACACCAGCGACAATACCAGCGTCGTATACAGTAAGGTGTCATGGTGGAAAATCCGATGCGTCATATTCAAAAACGAGGGTTTTATCGTCGGCGGCGGTATCTCGCTGAAAACGGGGCAGCCGGTTTTTGTCACAGCCAAAGCAGCCATCTATGCCGTGCATAATCTCCTTGCCATCAACATCGGCGGCACGGCGGTGGGCGGCAACGGCGGCACGTTTACCATCGGGCCGGCGGTAAATCTACCCGAGGTCATGCGGGTGATTCACTTCGACAAGATATTTCCACCGGCGAAATTCATATCCGGTGGGATTCAGTTCGTGTACTCAGCCAACAGAATATACAAAAAGGACGCATTGGGGAACACCACCGGGAACGGTACACACTACGATGCCAACCTGTGGGGCGGCTTCGTAGGGCTGAGAATACCGTTGGGAGGTGGCAAGTGGGCGACCCGATAATCTCCACCGCCGCGGCAATCGTCCTCATGTCATCGTCCACCGCTCACTCGCTGACGCAAGAGACTATCAACCTCGGATTCAGATGGTTCACCGCGCTGTCAACCGGCGACCCGCAGGCATGGATGGGCGCGGGAGCCGTTGGCGGGGTTGTCGGGTTCGTCATAAAGTTCTGGTGGAAACTCGTCAAACTCGTACCGTGGCTGTTCCGGGGCATCGTGGTGGGCAAGGCAAAGGGATTCGTTTCGGACATTGAGAAAAATCTGCCCAATCCCAATGACGACCCGATGATAAACGAACAGCGTTATCAGATGTTCAAAATCAAGGTGCGCGAATTGCTGACGCTGGCCGATAGCATCGTGTCAAGGATTCCACTCCTGAGCAAGATTGCGTTCATCATACCGTGGTTCCACAATATGCCGGACGCGGAGTTCGACATGTTCTGCCGTCCGCTGGCGACCTACGCACTGTCGCTCACCGTAACCGCACGTAAGGGAATAGAAGCAGGACCGACTAAATAATTATTTGAGATACAATTAAAAACTTAGCCGGCTCAACAGATAAATCAACTATTCCCCAACCGATCATCATTGATCTTTCCGTCTTGGTAAAATACAAGTGCATATATTTGCAGGTTTTCGCAGTGTCTAAAAACCCCACATAAAGCGACGCCGCGCCTCCGGCGTTGCAGATCTTCTTTAGAATAGTCTCCTGCAACGGGGTGAGCAACTTGGCAGGATCACCTTTATAATCAGCGATGTTTTTCCTGACGAATTTGCACTCCACGAAAAATGTCTGTCCTCCTCCGATAAACACCAGATCTGGCCATCCGCTGTGAAACTTCTCGCAGAACTTGTGGGTATATCCCAGCGGAGTGAACCTTCCCCTGATCCATTTTACAAACTGCGTTTCGTTGGTCATCTCAATACTCCTCCTTTATCTCTGTCAACAACCCGCACTCGTTGTGGATCCTGTCCGCGGCTTTTTTCATGTACTCGGGGTTAAGTTCCGTGCCTATGAAGTCCCTTCCCATCGCGGCCGACATTATTGCCGTGGTTCCAGAACCAGTGAATGGATCAAACACAACGCATGGGACGGGATCCTTTTTCTCACAGGAGCAATCCTGCTCCCATCCGACGGTCTCAGTTATGGAATTGGAACATGACTCCATCTTGGTGTTCTTCTGCTTTTTCCTGTATTGTATTGTGTCAATCACTTTGGTTATTCTTTTCCAATTGTTGCCGCACAAAGGGCAACAACCCTTTTCGCTTGTTGACGCCTTTACAAAAGGTTCTACAAACTTGAGAGGAAATATGGCAGGATGAAAATTACCCTGTATGGATTTTGGGTTGATGACAACCGCGGATGGTCCTTCTTCGTCACATATCATGCCTTCCCAAGTTTTGAAGAACAAGTCAGAATCCCTAAAACGCCTGTAGACTAAGAACTCAGGCGACTTCTTATCTTGTTTTAAGTCAAACATCTGTGGTTGTTCTTGTTCTTCATCTATTATTTCTTCCTTGGTCTTCACCGCTTCATAGTCATAGAAATATTTCTCAGACTTCGTGAGCATATATACATATTCCACGGACGATGTTGGTCTGTCTTCCACGCTTTCAGGAGTTATGTTCCTGCGGATCCACGGCATCTGGGACCTCAATAACCATCCGTCATATTGCAGGGATATTGCGGTTTTTGCTGGCACCATCATCAGGTTTTTCTTTTCATATTCGTCTGATTTTTGTTTGCAATAACTGTCTCCTATGTTAATCCAATAAGTACCGCTCGGATGCAATATGCGTCTTATCTCACGAGAAATCTCTACTATTTTATTTATAAAATCTATAACTTTCTTTTCTGATCCGACCTGATCTTCGTGTCCATAGTTCCTTAATCCAAAATACGGCGGCGAAGTGACCACACAATGCACCGAGTTGTCGGGTATTTTTTTGATTGTTTTAATCACGTCTCCGCAAATCAACCTGCATTTTGTCATGGAAGAATACACGCTATATACATTATGATTGCTCCTATGACGGATATCACAAGCAATCCCCGCATCAGAACGCATATCCACTTGATCATGTAAATTCCTTTCTCCTGAAATAATTGACCTGCGTGGCGGTATTTACCCTTGGTTTGCTCATGATACGCTTCCCGCTGTCCAACAGCGTCCTGATGATATGGTCAACTTTCTGCTCATCCTCGATGCTTTCACATTCTATGGTCAATATGTTGTTGTTCCTATTTATCTTCACTGTTGAACTCCATCTGTTTGAATATCTTTTTATCGGTCTGCAACTTGCGAAGAAGCGCTATGAACGCAGGCGTCTTGATGTATCCAGTGTTGTAATGTTTTAAGGCCTGGTTCCTAACCAATATTCCTATGATCCTCTTTGCATCGGCCTTGTCCAGGTTGGCCAAGTCTTCAATGTCCACGATCCTTATGAAACGCCTGTCCAACAACCCGTTGCAAAAGCCCTCCCCGTACGGCACAGTCGTGTTTATCACCAACTGTTTGTCCACAAATTTAGTATCAGCCAACCTTTGTCTGCTCCAGTCCAGATATCCAAACGCGGGAAGATTGAGGCACTCGGTCAATATCCGGTACGCGGTACTAACATGTTCAGTCTTCACCAAAAGAGTCTCCCCATCCTCGGTGCTGAACACCCGCGCCGCCACGGCCGCAGATAACCTAGCCAACTTGAAGCGTTGCTCGTTGGGTTCGACAACCGGAAGTTGAGCGCTGTACGTCTCGGCAAGTTTATCAGAAAATTTTATGTCGGCCATCACCGCGTTATCGGTGAACACCACCTTGTCAATCGGCCGACTCCATGTCCACAACACCAACTGTTGACATAGTTCAGTGGGATATTTAAGTTCCTCCTTTGACAATGTCATCTTGTGAATGTCCGAAAGTTTGACATCATCATTGGAACATATGAGTACTATGTCGAACCGGGCGATGTCCTCGGGCCTGCCTATCAGTTCTCTTACGGCGTCGACTCCATGATCATAACTGTTTATAGGCCTAGGACTTCTCGGGTTTGACAACCACAATAATCTGCATCTGGCGTGCGTCCTCTCGGTCTGGATCTTTGTGACCTCGGCTATGCCGTTTGAACGTATGCCTGAAAGTTGACTTATCAGGTTGACGTCAAGGGAACTCACTTCGTCAATGACAACAAGTCTCCTGTCGTTTATCGGAAACTTTCCCCATGTGATTGACCAATGATCTCCTATCTGTTGCAGACCTCCCACAAGTCCGGCGAAACTCATAGCCTCTGCGCTGCAGAACTCACCGGATTTATAGAACTCAAGAAGGTTGCCGGCCGCCTCGGTCTTCCCCGTGCGGGTGTCTCCCAACACCAACGCCTCGCACCAACCTTTTCTTAATATCTGTCCTTGGAACTTGAACTGCAGCACGCTATGGTAAACCAAGTCTATCACCATATGCAACAGTTCTCTTTGGAATATCCTGGTTGCGTTGACGGAAAGATTTTTCGCTATGTCCATCATCTTTTCATAAGGATCCCCGCCCTTTTCGACTTGAAATATTTTCAACTTCTCTATTTGTTCTGGCTCAAGATGAAACGAACTAACAGAATCCCGAAGCGGAGTTATTTTGTCGGCGATCAACGTGGCTCTTTGTGTGCGAGGATCGCTTGTGGCCAATGCCTTTATCTCATAGAACCCGTTGGTGCGCGTGCCTTGCCCAACTCGGTACACGTTTCTAACCACATATTCCTGCTCCCCCATCCCATGAAAATTTATCTCTGGTATAAGTCTCAACTCTTCCAAATTGTAATAGTCATGTTCCACCAAATTAAACCTTGGGCATGTCGGATGTACTCCCGCCACGCGGCGAAGGATCCCGCGCTTCTGGTCGTCTGAGCATGATATGAGTTTCAACAATGTCTGGCTATCAGGTTTTATTTCCATTTTCTGGTTTCCATGATGATCAGGTATCGAGCAGAACTGGCACATCTTTAAACCACCAAAACATATGAACGACATGTTCTTTGGAACCACATACGGGACGAGGTCCTTTCCTATGACCTGCGCCATCACTTTTACCCTGCGGTTCTGATGTTCCGCAAGGGATGAATCAAGCAACGATACCTGCTTTTCTTCCTGGTCTTTTGGAGTCTGGCTTTCTATTATGGAAGCCCTTTCATATGGAATGGAAGAAGACACAAGAGCCTCGAAATCAGATCTTCCGTACCCGTGGGTCATGATGTAATCGGTGAAGTCCCCGTTCTGCGGGTCTGTTATGGGTAGCGTGATGATTTTTATTTCTTTCGCGTGACGTTTTAGTTTTTCCGATACGCTCAACGCACCTTTACGTCCGGCGTCGTCTATGTCATAACATAAATAGACTTGTTTTCCGGTCAATAATTTATTAAACTCGTCCTTCCAACCACCTGCACCCCCAGTGACTGTGATTGCGTTAAAACCAAGTTGAGACGCGAGTATGCAGTCCATCTCTCCCTCAAACAATATCACCGGATCCAACTTGATGTTTTCATACGGATATAGTTTCAACTGTCCGTATCCCGCCTGATACGAAAGCACCTTTGGGATTTTGATGGTGGACTTCTTTGGCCACCACTTGCGGACGTTGACGCACACATTCTCAATGAACACCGGGATCCAATAACGCTGTCCGTCATATCCCAATTTTCTTTTTATGACAGTCTCTTCCATTATCCCGCGACGGTCACGCAGAAACAACATGGCGTTTCTGTCCTTAAGCAGACTCATGTGTTTTTCTTCGACATCCGCCATAGGGACTATGCGCGGGTCTGAAGGTTTATTCATTCGTTCCGCCAACTGCTCATAATTTCCGCCACCGCATCCCGCAAAACAATTCCATAGTCCTGTCTCTGTGCTGAAAGAAAACGAGGACTGCTTGTCATCATGGAACGGACAATGGCCCTGCGCCTCGGAGCCCCCCACGCGGGTGACGTGAACTCCGAGGCGCTCGAACCGACTGACCCAAAACTGAGGGTCAGAGACCATCACACATTGATCTTATCCAGCGGCGTTGTTGTGCTTACTGCGTTAAGCAGAGCCGATTGCTCTACACTGGTAAGACCCTGTTGACGTATGGCCTCAACGATGTCGTCGACATGGACATCTACCAACTCGCAATTAAGGCATACTTCCGGGTGATGTTCCGGCTGCCCGTACGCCGCTACCTGAAGCGGACGCACCTCGGCAGCCTTAACAATACGGCTTCCGCTCATATCGTTTCAGGAGTAGGATCAACTTCAGATCCTTCTTCCTGCACCTTCACTTTGATCCTGCGGAGTTTCTTGAACATCTCGAGCATCACGAGTTTCTCGTCCTCCGTGACCTTTCCGACCATCTCGACCTGCGGGACGAAGAACGTCCCTTTTGGGTTCTTCTTCATGACGCTCTTAAGCACATATGCCCTGCCGAAGAGGTCGTCGTTCGAGAACCTTGCAAGGGATATGAGCTCCTTTATCCCCTTGATCTTGGTGCGGCTTCCCGAGAGCGCGACCGGCATGGAGTAATCGTTTCTCACCACGCATATCACGTTCTCATACATATCGCACCCGGGCTTCTTGTCCTTGGTCCACTCGGACAAGGAACATCTCTGACAATTTCCTCCCGGATCCCCGACTCCGATCCTTCCGTCATCGGATCTGCATATGGTCCCTCCGCCCTCGTCCTTCGGGACCCAGCGTATGCGGCTCTTGAAGTGTATGACGGGGATTATCTCGACCTTTGTACCATAACAACGGGTCTTATCCAGAGAGTTCCAGATGTCCCCTGCCTTGGCGACACCCTCCAGAACTTCCGGGGACAGACCCTGCATGAACACGAACCTTGGGATTATAAGGTCCTCGAACTCGGTCTCCTCAAACCCCAAAGGACACGTCTGCGCCAATGCTCCTGCCGTTGGGGGTTGAGACGGCTGCATCGCGCGTCCCGGATCCACGTCTTGTTGCGTTTCTTGCGACATTTTCTTTGCCACTATGCACCTCCCGCGGACCAAGTCCGCATTTATTTTGCTTTGTACTTCACCCGTGTATCTGTGTATACTTCAACTATCTCGGACTCAGGGACCATGGATCCTTCCTTTAACTGCTCGCGATACCACGCCCCCAAAGTCTGCGCGTTGCAGGTAGACTTGACAATTCCCTCCTCCGATATTTCATGCACTTTAAGCCATGCACGAAACTTGTCGATATCCTTCATCCTCGGAAGAACCCTGCTTTCCAGATAGAACTTCCCCAATTCCTTATGGTCAAACGACTGGATATGGGACAATTCCATGCCCTCGACAAACTTGAGTTGAAGCGACTTCTCCTGCTCCGACAATAACTTAAGTTGCTCCTCAAGTTTGTCCTTGTCTGATCTGATCGAGACAAGTCTTTCGGCCATCTGCAACAGTTCTTTATCAGGCAATTTGATCACCCCCTTTTTTTATACCATCTGACATCATTTCTGGCATCATCTCTCCCCCTCCGCCATTTTTTCCAACGCTTGGGCGATATGCTCACCACGCCATGCACTATGTTCCCTCGCCACCTTCGCCGCATCGAGCAGGGCTTGGCGACGACCAAATGCTACTGCCACATCATATTCTACAATGCCCTTGATTCGTGTGTCTTTTCTGTTTTTCATTTTACTCTCTCCTTTACACAATTTACATTTTATTTCTTTACTTCCTGTTTGTGTGGTGTCCATGTGTATCAAACCTACCGTCTCTCTCCCTGTTCCTTTACATCTTTTACAATTCATCCCCCACCATTTTCTCGATTGCTTTTGCATTATGCTCACACGCTTTATCCCACCCTGTCTTGAAAACAGATGTTTCCCAATCGGGAAGTTTTGCATCCCTTATCCTTTTCGCCGCATCGAGCAGGGCTTGGCGACGGGATTCACAAAATACACATCTGACCATGTTCGCGGTATAGTCGTCATATTTTGTCAGTGCTGGGACTAATTCAAACATAACCTTTTCAAATGGTGTCTTATCATCACTCATCGCAACAACCCAATCCCATAGTTTATGATTTTTGTTTTCATGGCCGCATAAGTTGCATCAGCCGCCGCATAAGCCGCCGCACGAGCCGCCTCATCAGCCACCGCATAAGCCGCCACATAAGCCGCACGAGCCGCCGCATAAGCCGCCGCATAAGCCGCCGCACGAGCCGCCGCATAAGCCACCGCACGAGCCGCCTCATCAGCCGCCGCATAAGCCGCATCAGCCGCATAAACCGCCGCATGAGCCGCATGAGCCGCCGCATGAGCCGCCGACCTGTTTGCCTCGGTGTCGTGTTTCAGCACCACCCTCGCCGCCTCGATTGCCAGTCTCGGCCTCTTGTCGTCGGGATATTGCTTTTCGTACATCCCAATTACCTGCTCGGCGGCGAAGATTGCATATCTGATTTTGTCCTTACGTCCGAGTAGCCGCGCCACCAACCAGTTAGCCCAATCCAACTGTTTTTCCTTGACCAGTTTCATGGCGACCTTTTTTCCGTCCGTGAGTTTCTGCGCCGAGAACCACGCTACACCGTCCGGACACGCCGACCACGACTGCAACTTTGCTACTGATAGTTCACTCATCGCAGACCTCCCATCGTTTCCTCGCCATTATTTTTTCGCCCACTTCTTACCACAATCGGCTATCAATTCCCCGATGCGGCGAACCATATCGGGATTGCTGTTTTGAAATGTAAAAACATTGTCTCCGTTCTTTGTGGTTATGGTTAACATATGCTCCCAAAATCGCGGGTCTGCTTTTGCGGCGTTTGTATGGAAACCAACTTTGAGCCGAACCAATAAACCGCCTTTGCTGACTACATATTCCTCTGATATTTTATCGAATATGGTCTGATTTATAATCGCCATTATTTTGACCTCCTTAAAACCATTTGTTCATCGTGCTTTTGTGAAAGTAAATGCTAAATAGGAAAAATGGGAGTATGAAATTCAAACCCAAATGATTATCTTTCTGGAAACTTATTCCTACGGCGATGCACCCCGGATTGAAATTGAACTCAAACACATTCTGCTCACCCATTATTTTGACCTCCTGTTCCATTTGACCTTGATTATTTTGTCGCCTGATTTGTAATTGGTAGAATTCCCTACCGGAATAGCAGCCCAATAATAACCAACATCGTCGTCAAGCATTAATACAGGTTTCGCACGGCTCCAAAATACAAGATAGCGGGCGCGGTATTCCCTCGCCCATCCCCCCGTAGCACGTTTTATTTTATACATTTTACTTTCCATTTTTGTCATCATAATCACCATAATCATCAGTTCCCTTCAACATCAATATTACGAACATACCTAAAACAAAACCAAAGACAAAGACAAAATACACATATCTACTTTCCATTTTTGTCAGCGCACCAGCCGCATACTTCTTTTCTGACAGCCATCATCTGATGCACTTGGTCAGTCATTTCATAGGTATCTATCGTTCGCAAACATTGCACCGGATGGCCGCAGGGGAGTTTCTTTGTTGCCATAATTACTGCGTTGATATGCAGCCCATTGTTGCCATCGGCACATTCTTTCCATTGTTCCAACTCTTTTGACAACTCGTCAATGTGGGCGAAGAGTCTTAACATATCGTTGACTACACGATTCGATTGCTGTATATATTCTGCGGCCTTTCCGCGTATCCCGTCGAGTTCCGAGGGGGAGAGCATGGTCATGGCTTGGCCTCCGACACGGGGGTTTCCTTTTTTTCATAACTCCAAAAGTATCTTTCATAGTGACAAGATATTTCAAATTCCTTTTCACATTTAGAACATTCCATATCTTCCATTTCGTCCTCAGCCATACCATCACCATTATAAACTTGCTCATGCCCACAATAAGGACATTTAATCTTTCCGTGCAAACCTATTGTATCGGGCATAATCACTCCCCCTTTTTCGTTTCCAACAGTTTCACCGTACCGTATTTAACCTCGCCGCCCTCCAACCGCTCGCACTCGATAACGCAGTCCTCCGGCTCCGTCTTTTTCCATTGCGCGGCCCCGGCAAACAGGTTGTACTTGAATTTCAACACCATGGCGCACTTGACGAAAAGACCGGACAAGATGCCCTCGCCCGCCTCGATGCCCCTGCCCGCCTCGATGCCCCTGCCCGCCTCGATGCTCTCGCCCGCCTCGATGCCCTCGCCCGCCTCGATGCCCCAGCCCGCCTTGATGCCCCTGCCCGCCTCGATGCCCCTGCCCGCCTCGATGCCCCAGCCCGCCTCGATGCCCCGGGCCGCCTCGATGCGCCTGCCCGCCTCGATGCCCCGGC